TACCAAAATCACCAATAGGTAAATTGTTATAACTATTAGATGAAGATATAGATGTCTTAGTCAAAGCCTCAGCTCGACGCGTACCTGTCTTCTTAAAATATTTATATTTTGGGTTAAGGCTATCGTCGCCGTCTACAACATTTGAGTACGGTAGTCTGTTTTGTATATACTGAGTCAGAGATCTACCGAATGTAGATGCTCTACCATCTTTCGTTACTCTACTACTGTTTTGATTTGGTGATGTATCTGCCATTTTACTTATTTATTTATTCCGCAATGGTATAAAACCCACTTATTGTTCTTGTTGATGTCCAACCAGCCGGGTTATTAATAATTATATCTATTTTACCACCTTCGTTAAGCGGTGGTAAATTAACTGTTAATGTGTTATTTGAAAGTATATTGTAATTTTCTTCTGGTAGTACAACCCCAGACAAGTTACCCGTATATTTGGTGTCTAAAGACGTTATACCGGACATAAAATTACTATTATCTGAGCTTAACCAAACACTCGTTGTATGGTTATAGTTTTTACCAGTAAACAAGAAGCTCTTCTGCGCATCCTTATCAAACGTGATTGGTGCATTATATGAAACGTCTAATAATGTACCACCTTCATTAAGAAAGATATTATCTATAGCTGGTGTTCCAGATAATCTCACTGTAGACATATAGCTATCTCGGTCCGGTCCATCTACATACTCATTAAAGAAATTATCATACTCCAACGATGTAAGAGGCTGTGTTATATTCCAATTTTTACTTTGAGCTATCATATTTTGTTCGATAAAATAAATAGGTGTATCTCTTTCATTTTGATTCTTAAACAACCAACCTTTAATAGTAAAAGACGTATCTGCGACAACTCTAAACTTATCACTATAGCTTATTTCTGTAGGTGTAGTAATAGATATATTCTCATCCCATAAAACTTCAGACCTGATCTCTATAGTATCACTATACGATGTAGGCTCACGCCATGCTAATATAATATACGGATTTGCATAAGGCGCGAAGTTAGTAATTATCTGCTCAACATCTTGCATATACTTACCTAAAATAGACATATTAACAGTTAAGTTAACAGGTGTAGGCATAGGCATAGATACACTATCTTCTTCTGTTATGTAGGAGTGTAGTTTATTAACCTTATTAAAAGTTCTAGAACTATCGTATGTTACAGAAGCTAAATCAATAGTTACGACGGGTAGTGTAATGTTTTGAGCTTTATTAACAACATCATACATTACACGGTGTTTTGGTGCAAATACATACCTAACTTCAATCTGCTGCCTTTCATCACGCTGTTTATTATATCTCTTGATAACAGTATCATCAAATGCTGCAACAAATTGTGTTAAGAGATCTTTAATCTCAAAGTTGTATGTATATTTTTTCACTAGTGTTTATATTTATTCTACAAAAACCTATCTACAAAATAATTAGGTAACTTGTGCTTATTTTTAACTACGTTTTGTGCGATGTTACCATCTAATATATATGTTACACATTTATCATCTTTCGATCTAATACCTCTACCACACGATTGTATTAGTGAGCATAACATCTTATCCATATACCAGTCAAAATTATCCTTCATCATTCTCTCTATACGTACATCTTTAGTAGGTAGAAATGGTGCCTTCATAATGATTTGAAATCGAGCAAGATCACCCTTTAGATCCACACCATATGACATAGAGGGTGAAACCAAAACAGTAGGTTTATCTGTTGCAGTATGTTGCTCAAGTATTTCTTCATTACGTATACCCGGCTCTCTAAATAGAAATCTATCACCACCTAGAACATTAGCTAGTTCACGTGTAATTACATTATTATGTGTATGTATAATGCCCTTTTCGTCTCTATGATGTTCACATAAAGCCTCTACTTGCTTAACGATTCTAGGTAGATATTTATTTAGGGTGTGATAACTTAACTTATATTTAGTATTGCATATAATAGGAGCATTTTTTGGATCAAAAGAAGACTCAGCTTCTACATACTTATAATCAGTAATACCTAAAGTTTTACAAAAGTTTGTTGGGTTTATAATAGTTGCAGACATTAATATAACTTTATCAGCAAAATCAAATAATCTATGTGATAACTTGTCTACCTTTAAAGGCATAAATACAACACCTAAATTATCCTTCTCATGTACATATTCACTCTCTGTCCATGTATCTAAAACTAACTCAAGCTTCTTCTGTAAATTAATAAGTTGAGCTAATTTAATCTTAAGTGGTATTACCATATTAGGTGGTGATTTTTGCTTTGTACTTATCTCATCCTTTACATCTTTAATACAATCACTCACCTCAATCAATAAACTACTAATCCACCGCTCGTGTGACTTCGTCGAAATAAATGGTCTTATAGTTATACCACATTTACGTAAAAAACTATATTCTACTTTACATGTAAACTCTTTAACTAACTGATCTTCAAGCTCTGACGCTTCATCACATATAATTATCTGCCGCTTCTTAACATGGTTTGGTAAAGAGAAAAACATATTATAGTTAAGTGTATTAAACTTTGATGTGAGTGTTTTATTTCTCTGACTATAATATGAACAACTATCCTTTTTCCAACACTCTTCTTTTAAGCCGTTGAGATGTACACACGGTGCTACATCTACCGCAAAGCTATCATCAAGTGTACATTGGTAGTTTGACTTACCTTTTAGCACTTCAACATCATTAAATAGCTCTTTATACTGGTCTTGTAAGCTCTTTGTTATGGTTAAAGCAGTACAACCAAAAGACTCTGACTCACTACACTCTTCATCATACGTAAACCCACCACCGTGGTTGTGTTTATATGCTAAGTACGACGTTACTAAATCTCGAAACTCACTAGGACAACTCTCAGACGACTCACCTAATGTTTTTGATATAAATGACTTACCTGAACCAGTAGGTGCATTACAAATAACAAATTTATGATCACTCTTAAATGCTTCATCTATAGTCTTTAGAAGCTTTACTTGTTGCTTGTTAGGTGTATAACCTTTAGGGAAGTTACTTATTAGATCTGATATCACAACCTTATTATAGGCTGTCGTCTTCAGAAGTCAATATATAAAGTAAGTTATTGTATATTTTAGATTTATTAGATATATCTAAAAATTTCGTTTGAAGCATTAACTCATCATCCTTCATAACTGTGGAGAGTTGATAATTGAGAGTTAGTCTATTATCTTCTAAGTTAGATGTAAATGGGTAAGGTATTTCATACTGTTTTGTCTTATCCCCAACCTCAATAAACAACCTTATAAAGTACTGTTTAAGCTGAAATATTCTCAACGTACCTTTACGTATAACCTTCTTATCCGTTCTTATTACGATATCTTTTAATAGGAATGGTTTAAAATTTTCAGCAACTATTTCTAAACAGGAATTCATGTATTTATAAAATTCAGCTTTTGTTCAGCTGACATTGGGTATATATTATTATTAAAGTATGTCCAAAAATCTTCATTAGCAGGTATTTGCTGAATTAAATCACATTGTTCCATATTTATATTTCTATAATCTTGCATAATTATATCCCATACTGTTATGAGATTTTCTGCAGCTTCGTTTATTTGTGGGGGTGATGAAGGTGGTCTATAATTTAGAGTAATTCTACCGTTTGTCGATTGCAATATACTATAAGCTTTTGTACAAAACATACGACGTGTAAGGGAAGAGCCAGCCTTTGGTCTTCTCCTTACAAATCTAACTTCACACACATTACTCAAAAGTATGTTATCAAGAGCTGACCTCTGTATTATCATTTTTTAGTGTACAAATACCGAACATCCTATCCTCATTTAGGAATAAACCGCTTTTGACCATACCTACACCTTCAACATCTATTTTAGCTACTGTGACACCAACATTATTCGGAAATAATACAATATCTCCTACCTTTGCATATTTTGAGTTTGGACCTGCAAGTATAACCTTACCTTTTCTCCACGCTTTATTTACAGCATTAACAGGTACAACAATACCATTACGTAAAATATCACCTGTTTCAGATTCATCTACATACTCTACCAAAAGAATATCATCAAAAATAAACTTTAGTTTAAAATCATCAATTCCAAAGTCACCTTCACTGTGACTATCTAGATCAATTAGACTACGAGTCGGCTTTATTATGTCAATGTCTGCGGGCATATAATTTTATTTATTTAGTGATTTAAATAAATCAACATACTGTTTAAGCTCGCGTTGTGATATATTATTATTCTTTGCAAAAATGTCATAACTTTCTTCTTCTTCTTTTTGACTCTTTACCTTCTTAATATACTTTATACGCTTAAACTTAAGTCTAGGTATTAAGTTATAGTATAATCTATACTGCTGTTGTTTATCCTCAAAAATATTTGAATACTTATTAAGTGTTTCGTTTACAAAGTTAGGAGTATCCTTACTGTAGAATGATAACCACCTATTAAATAGAAACGGTACAAAAGCCTGCTCACCTTCTTGATCTAGAAAACCA